AATAAATTTAACTAATATATCTTTTCTATCACTATTACCCATATCAATAAATGATAAGTTATTCTTTCCGAATTGGAAATATGCCGAAGTTAAGATAAAATCATCAAATGTTCCTACATATGTCCGAATAACTTCATTCGTATCACTTCTTTCTGTGCCATGCAATTCAATTTCTTCTCCATTAACAATTTTCCAGAATCGAACATCAACCTTAACTGCACCAGTTCTTCCCATTGTTCCCTTTCGTTCTATGAAATATCGAACATCATCAATCTCTAATTCCAATTTACACTTGAAAGACGATTTTTGGTTATTTAAGACGTGGGTTCCCTTCGAAGATGTTGATGTTTTATCAAATAAACAAAATAATAAACAATTTAAGGCCGATGATTTCCCGCTGGCATTTTTTGCAAATATACCATTAACACCCGTCACATTTTCAAAGTTTATATAATTATCAGAACCATATTTAAACATATTCTCCCATTCCATCTTGATTAGTTTATACTTAGAAGACCCAATATTATTAGAAGCCACAACTTCTTTATTGATAGTTTGATTTATACACATGATATTATCGAGGTTAAGAGTCGATATATCGGGGCTTATTTCTGAGAGATGCTTTTTAATTAACTCATTCTGGTAAGTTATATCAAATATATTTTTTAAATTTATATCGGATACAATTTTATTGGTGGTATCTATATCAGCCGTTTCTCGTATGAACGAACTTTCTATTATATTATGAGTTTCTTTTAATGTTGCTAATATAGTTTTTACTTCGGACGGAATAGTTTCTTTACAAATAACTCGTAATCTTACGTTTTTCGGTAAAGATGATATATCCGTTACTAATTTACCATTCTCTACTCCGATAGTATAAAACCCATAGTCATTGGGAACATTGTGGTGAGTATATGATATGTCTGATAAGTTCCATAAAGAGTAACCCTTGTCCGACGACTCACCATGATTTTGTTGTAAAAAGCTTCCACAAAACCGAACTATTGGCTTATCATATTGATAATCATATTCTTGTAAATTTTGGGCTAAATGAACATCACTAAGCATAAAAATATGGTGATTATCAAAGAGTGGTAGCATTATTTTCGGATTTTCTAGAGTGTGGCCAGTATCCGACATTGATTGGTCAACTGCTCCGTGGAATAATCCTATAATTCTCTCATACTTATTTTTATATACGGATGGAATATCTTTGCCGAGAATGTATTTTTCGGGTTCATCGAATACCGACATATGGTTAAACAATATGTTAGCATATCCATATATCCCCGATTCTTTCAAGTAATAAATATTATTTCTATTTAATAATTCTATTACAGGAGTAACCGCATCCATTCTAGTTTTCGAAGCTACATTTCCGTCGTGATTGCCGGGAATAATAATAGTGGGAAATAAATTGGAGCATCCAACAAATAAATCTTTTACTAATTGCAAACCTTCCGGCTCCATTGATGTTTTTTGATGGAAAGTATCGCCACAATTAACGATAATAGTTTCATCTTTAGGTAGATGCTTAATACTATCAAAGAAATTATTAAATACAATTTTAAATTCGTCTACTCGTGAGTTATTGCGGCAATGTATGTCTCCGATGTGTATAACATACTTAATATTAGTTTGATTTGTTTTTAGATGGGTTATCATAAGTTATTTTGCAGGGTCTAATATTTCTCCATTAGGAGTAATTACAATGTAGTGGCCGCAATCATTTCTATTACATGAGTTTATTTGTATTATAGTGGGAGCAATCAGAGGAAATGTTTTAATTCCAAATAAATGACATAAATCCTGAACTTCATACACTCGCAATCCATTACCCGATAATATCCTACGCTCATCTCCATTACATTGAGTTAGCCATACTTGCCTTACCATTTTATATGTAACGAATTCACCCGCCAACATCGCTACACACGCAATTCCACAGCCGAAAGGATCTTCTTGTTTTATATATTTAATCATAGTTTAAGTCTGTCATATTTTACTCAATTTATATCGCATCAAATTTTCCCACTCGAATGGAACAGAATCTTTAATTAATTTATGCACTTTTTCAAATCCTAATTTTGACGGGTCTTTCCCATCTAATTTTATTAAATGAACATTAACACCATATTTCCATAATAATTCACAATTCTTAATGGCATCTTCCAATGCGTCATTATCCAATATCATATTAACTCTCTTTACTCCATTAGAAATAAGTTTCTCTTGTAATTTTTTCTGTGGATATTTTCCAAATAGAGGAATGGCATTGTTACGAATGCTTATCGCATCAAAACTTCCTTCGCAGAGATTAATATCACAATTATAATTAATCAAATTCTCGAACCCTACGATATCATTCGAAAAGTCCGCCTTTGTATAACGGTATCCACTATCATCCTCGTAATATTTTCTACCAATATAGAAATTTAATTTATTATCGATGTCATATGATGGGATTATTAATTGCTGTGCAAATTTACCAGTTTCTGCAAAGCCAATATTATATCTCATAATATCAACCATCCCAATCCCACGAGTTTTTAAATAGAACAGCACATTTCTATATTCTACGCCGTCTGGGGCAGATGATATGGGAATAAATTCATCGGGCAATCGGAGGTCGGTTTGGCCTATTTTTTTCTTATATGTTCTTACTTTCTTAATTTCACCTGAAAGTTCAAACATCTTGTCTCTAAGATGTTTGGGTGCATTTAATTTTTTCAATAAAGCACCAAAAAATCGAGTTTTAAAATTACAACGCCAACAATGGCTATATCCCAATTTTTCTCCTTCAATACATATTTCCAATTTTTTAATCCCATCATGTCTATTACATATAGGACACTCAAATAACAATTGAGTATTTCCTTTCCGTAAAGTTGACGGTTGATGAAACGCCTCGGTCAATATGGATATAATATCTGATTTTACTAGCATTTCTACTAATTATATCAGAAAGAACGTCGACGTTCAACTTTTTTTAATTCTCAGGTCTCCATATCGTTTTATATACCGAGGGTCGGCAAACATACATTTATCACAGATATTAACTTCTCCGGCATTTCCATAACCTTTCCAGTAACCGGTGCTAACAACATAATATCCAGCCGTCATTATTATACTTTTAAAGGAATCATCTAAAATTCCATCAACTGTTGATTTACATCTATCACACGTGATTGTCTTTGGTATTTTCATATTATTTTATTTTATTGACGAGTCGACATCCTAGATATTTATTATAGTAATTTTTATCGAATATCGCATTGGAATCTACTATATGTTTAACTTCGGCATAATTTAGGGTTAATTTCGAAGGGCACCACTGCAAAATTTCAAACGCAAAATTCTCTTTGCCGAGTTTTTTTATATCTTCTTGAAGTTCTATACAGGAACCACAATATGTTTGGTAATCACTTTGCTTGGTGCCTCTGCGTTTATTCGTATTCCCTTTGAGCGGCTTACGTGATGTTTTAAATACGATCAATTTTCTTCCGATGTATTTTCTACCATCTAATTTATTTGAGATGCAGTAAATAAATCCAATCGAATTTTCAATAAATTCAACGTTACTCGTCCAGTGACCTAGTTCTATCATATCTATAAATAGAAAAAATCCCACGATTAAGTGGGATTGTTAATTTAAATTTAGTTTGTTATTTTTTATATGGTGTCACGTTGATATTATTAGCATATCGAGATAGTTCTTTATATGTTCCGCCATCGGAAATACCCTTCATATTAGTCTGGCACTGCTGTTGTTTAATATCGAATGCCGTGCTATCCTCAAATAATTTGGCAGCGAGAGATGGCTCGATAGTTGATCCACCCGCTAATTTTGCGTTGAATGCCTCGCCTACTTTTTGAGATTGATATCTTTCTTCAAGATTCATTGCGAGGCTTGTTCTGATTGTTTCTTGTGGCATAATATTTTATAGTTGTTATTATATATAAATATAATTAAAAATCCATTTTAACACATATATTTAAGGGCAACGCCCCTTCATTCCTAATAGGAGTTCCTAATTTTGCAACGGCAATAAGTTCTAAGTTGTTGTTATATAAACCAATGCTACTTATCATCGGCACCAGATAACTACCAGTCGGATCATTGCTTACATTGTTTTTGTAATTAAAAAACTCAGGAGTTATATTCGGAGATTTATTTCGTCCACTTACTCCATCTAGACAATCAATGGCTAAGTTAAGTGTTTTTCTCGTTGAATTCAAAGTTACATATGAAGAATAATTTTTTTGATTTAATCTATTACTAAAATATTTCCAGATGATATTCATATCATTGATATCTATTAAATTATCGCCATTAACATCTAGATAAGTTTGAAATTTTTTGTTGGTGAAGTCCCATAATGGAATATAGTTCGATAATAGTTGAGAAGTGTATGTATTATTATATGATGGTAATGCCTGATAATAATTTATTAGACTTATTTCATCGGCTGCAAGTTTTATTGAGGATTGCCAATTAGTAGAAAGGGGCAAGCCCAATGCCTGTGTATTTTTATATTCCATATACCGCAATATAATATCGACATCTTCATAATCAAATTGACCATTGGAATTTAAGTCTAGGCTATAATTGGGCTGATCTAAGGCTGTTGGGTTGGTGCTTACATTGAATTCGCCGGGTGAAATGGAGCATATGACCTGCTTTTCATAAATCGTATTTTCCCCTTTAAAATTTAAATTGTATGAATAATCACCTGTCGTCGTAGTTGGAAATAAATTTTGAAAGATAGAACCAGACGTGTTTAATACAACCTTACCATTTCGATAGAACACATTCCCAATATGAAATGAGTCTTGTAAGTTGTTTAGGTTGTATATGTAAGATTTCCCACATATCTCGTCCAAGGTAACATCATTACTCTGAGTTGTTATAATATTGATAGCCGGAGGAGTTGATGACGATATTAACAGGGGTGCTCCGACAACCATAGAATAATCTGCAATTGAAACGTTATGCCCGAATACTCTATAGGGACTTAAATAGTTCTTTTTCTTCTGAAATATGTTTTTTATATCCCAACTACCACTTTCATTTATAAATAAAGCAACTTGACCGTTTACCGAAGTTAAAGGATTATTTTCACATTGATAATATTGATTGAGCGTATTTTCAACATAATCTGACGTTATAGAACCCTGATTCGATCTTGGTATTCCTGCCACGGCAAATGAATCAAACATATCAACGGAATATCCAAGATTATTATTCCGTAATACTTTCTCATTACCATATGTTTTGTATTCGAGATTAAATATAGATGAACTTGGATTGCATCGACCGAATATTGATACTGATCCTTGTTGATACATATCGGAGCCGTCATATTCATAGACAGTTCGGTCTAAATATTCTCCTATTATAACGGAATCGCCATACGTAGATACAGAACTACCAAAACTACTCGATTGATTTCTAATCAAATTATATGGGTCATACTTCCCGAATGTTAATGGGTATGTATCGTAGTTGGGGGTAAATGTATAAGTCTCAACCCATTGAATACCATTAAACTCATAGAAAAATGCTTTACATGCCGCCGGATTTCCACATCCAACGATTAATCGTCCACTTGAAGTATTCTGATCTTTGTTTAATTTTAAACTATATCCGAAATTAGTATTTGATATCGTATTACTCGAACTAATTTCTTGGAATAAATTCCAACTTCCACTTACATTATTATATATAAATACCGACCCCGAATTATTATTCTCGGCAGGACAGCCAATTGCAAGCCAATCGGTATTAATAGATACGGCGGTTCCAAATGAGTTATTAACGCTTGAAGAATTTGGAATGCTCTGTATTAATGAACTATATGATGAAGTTAAATTTATCAATTCCAAATCAAAAACACATACACCCGAACCACTTGCGTATAATGGTTGGCCAGCAATTAAACTCTCTTGTAAAAAATAGGGACATCCCACAACTAGATTAGTATTCATTAAATCTACAGAAGTTCCAAATGAATTCTGAAGTTGTATCGCCATCCCGTCGTCTAATGATATTTCTAATGGGTCTTCTGTATTTATTAAATCACTAGTTTCCGCTGCCAATAACATATCGAACATAACCGGGCAGGTTAACGTATAAATTAATTCGTGCTCGTCCAGTGATTTGTTAAGCCGATAACATGCAACCGATCCGGTATGATATACACTTGCCGATGTTATATCATAAGAAATAAAATCGGGATTGGCTATAGCAACATAATCGGCATATGTTGTCGTTGCTATTCCATAATTATTATTTGTTATATTAGTATACATACTTACTGAAGTGTTAGATTTAATATGAAGAATGGAGTTTCACTTCCATTAAGATATATTGATACAACTCCATTGGTAGTTTGATTAATATATACTGGTATTTCTTGGTTTCCAGTAAGAACAAATGGAGTGGCTAGTGAGGTGTCAAAATTACCATCGGGATATAAGGTTACACCGTCGGATGCGACCATATTTATCGTCACGGGTGAATTTGATGAATTTAAAATTCCAACCGACGCTTGCCCATAACTAAGATATTGTTGGCCACCCAGAGTATCGCCCGATGACAATATTAGGGGGTAATAGAAATAATCTTCCCCATTGTCATAGTTGCATATAATAGGAAGTGTAACGTTCACACCACCCACCCCGGCTATAATAACATTTTCGAAATTTCCAACTTCTTGTATTCTATAAAAGATATTATTTCCGACCATCATATTTCCATAACCATCATCATAAACCACAACTTCATCATCCGTCGAAAAATTATCCATCATTACACTATTAGGAATAATAGTGTTTCCAAATATAGTTTGAGGAACATTCATCAATAAAAAATCATCACGAATCTGACGATTGGTTTTTGAAAGCCCAAAATCAATATTTTCCAACCCAAAGGTATTTACTGGATTATTAGATGAATTATAAAATGTATGGTTTATCTGCGAATATATTAATCGAGTATATGTTCCATCAAGATTCCGTGGTTCCGTTATCGCATTAAAATGCCCGCTTCCAATCTGTCCCGATTGAAAATTGACATAATCTTGAGATTGTTGCTCCAGTGCAATGCTACATGCAGAACTTGATGGGTAGACTCCCGGACTAATAGGATTCATATAATCAACATATTCCAATGCAATAGAAACATCTACGGAAGATGTAGAATCTAATAATATTAAATCGCTATTATCGACATTATGAAGATTGCATGGCGAGGCAATCGTTATTGGTGTCAGAACAATATTTTTAGGATTTATATTTTTAAGCATACTCTACAATATAACTATTATCAGATGGTAGATTTTACCGTCCTATTATGGTTAGCCTACCTGTTAACTATTGATAGACACTTTTATAAGTGCCTCGGAAGAGAATGACTTAATTAGTGGTCGACTTAGTTTCGCAACCGCTATTAATTCATTATTATCATTGTATAATCCTATCGTAGTAATATATGTCTGTGGGTTTGTTATAAAAGAAGCATTATAAATTTGCCCAGCCGGATGAACTGAATCCGTTCCGTCATATACAAACGTGGGATTATTACTGTAATTAAATTCTTTATTCTTTACTCGTATATAATATTGAATATATGGAACGAATTCACTACACTGAACATTCATTCCCATCGTGGATGTGTTAATAGCATTGAACAATACATAATGATTTATAGTATAATCAAACCCATTACTAAGGCCCGGCGAATATTGATACGTTCCCGTGTTAAGGCCAACTAAATTTGCAATTGCTGATGCATTTAATACAATTATACCAGATGCCGGGAAGAATGTTCCGAATCCTCCATATGTCGGAGGGTTCGGGGGGTTTGGTTGATTTGTTAAACTTATTATTTGATACGATGTATTTACCGTCGAAGAATACGTTGAGTCATCGATAAACGTAAAATTACCATTTGATCCACTCAAACTAAATTGAATAACCCCGGCATCAACACTGTCTTTCATTTTAAATGACGAAAATGAAATTACCCATATATCATTAGCAATTACCACAGAACTGCCACTATTCATATAGAATAAATCGGAGTTTGCTAAGAGGTTAGAATATTGTGTATAAATTGCCTTGGAGGGATGTGCTTGTATTGATGTCATGTCACTTACAAATGAACCACTTCCTAAATTTCCATTTACATTTCCATATGTTATAGAAAAATAGGGATCCATATTGTTATGTTCCGTCTCCGTGGGAAACACGTTTAAATAATACATCGTGCGAAGAATATTATATGGATTAGTTCCATACGATGGATTTGCATTTGATCCAGTTAAATCAAAAAAATCGGATACCATCAAACTCTGGGTAATTGCCAATGCATTATTAGGCCATATTCCCGTAGAGACTTGGTTAGAACGTCCTGTAACTATGTCGTTGTCTGGATCGAATGTGTCAAATATCATAAATTAAATGGTTAATGATTGTGGGACTACAACAGTTACTTCGATTGAGATAGATCCTCCCGACTCATTTCCCACAATGGTTAAATTTGTTGTAGTTGTCACATTCAGTGTGCTATTTGGTATGAATGCAAATACATTTCCAATAACGGTCTGAGCACTTACCGTGTTAATATTCCCGACAAATGACGGAACTATATTGGACGGTGTATTTAATGCGTTTCCTTGTTGAACGATTAACGTTCCGACATTTTTATTTCCTAAAATCGCAGTGTAACCAGCCGTTAGGTTATATGCAGGAGCGGTCGACGGGCTTATTATTATATTTCCCGTATAACTACTAGGAACTGAGATATTAGGTTGTGCAATCGTTATTACTGGAATTGACGTAACTCCTTGATTTAACGTTACTAATTTGTATTTTAACATCTGAGTTTCATCTGATAAGGGTTCAAATATAGGAGTGCTCCGCAATGCTATATCATAGTAAGCACTGCCGCCGGGATTAGTCGGATCATACAAGGTATAATCTATTTCATCATCGGCAAGGGCAAATGATGTAATATTTAAGTTTCCATTTTGAGCGAGTAATTCCCTTCCTCTCTGAGTGAGAATTGCATCGACGGTAATTACAGTATTATCCAAAAATGCCATATTATTTTACTCCTAGTTTTTTTAGTAATTTAGTCATCGATGATGAGTTTACTCCATATTTATTTGCAAGACTTTTAATGTTCATTATATTATATAAGTATATATGTTTTATATTTTCATACTCGTTTTTTGGTATTTTATTTTTATGATATCTACCTTCGGTTACAGCCTTTCTTACGCCAGCACTGATATTGCATCTTTCATCTACACTCATAATCTTCGGGCGGCGGTTCATTTCAACTTTGATATTAATTTGCACTTCCACTTATATCTAAACTCCCCGTTGCTCCTTGAATTAGTATAAATACCAGATTATCAGAATTCTTTAATGTATTGATATCCACAGATGATGAGATGACGGTATAAAAACCATTACTCGAAGTATATGTTGAGCGGGTAACGCCTTTTACATAGATATCAACTCCAAAATCGTATGGGTTATAACCAGATTGTTCCATATATTCAATATCGGAGTTTAACATAAAAGAAGCCGACCTATCCATATCGATTTCGTATAGTTCAGCATCGCCGGTATTTATAGATGACTCAATCGGTTTAAACTGATATTTGGGACGTTCCAATATAGTTGGGGCGATTAATATGCCGCTAACAACATTTGCTCGTGCAGGAAGTAATTTTTCAATGGAAGAGAATATCGATTTATTAAAATACAGTCTATAAATTGTCATTAACTCACCAAATAATGTAGTTTGTTGTTTATTTCGCAAACTATTCACGTAGGCTGCTTGTAATTGCTTTAAATTCAAATACTGATTATCATACATTAATGATGGGTCTCCAATAGTGGATATTAAATCATAACTTCCAATCTGCCTCACAATATCTTTATTTTTAAACTCCTGTGGGTCTAAGAAAAGTCCTAATAAGTTTGACGATGGGCTGGTTGTCTCTATGTTTTGCGTTGAAGTTTTCGAATTATCAAGTCGGCACACAACTTCCTGATGTATATTATTAACTTTATTATTGCCAAATTGGGTGGGACCATAGTAAGACGAATTAATTGTATTTAAATATTCGAATTCGGTAAATTGATAGGGATAAATTCCAATACTAGAAGTTTGACATGACGCCGTATCATGTGATGATGTAGTGGCACCTTCCCATGCATTTGAACTACTCAAATAAGTTGAATATAGAGAATTAGAATTGTTCCATATCGATGATGAGTTTATATCAAAGGGATAATCAACACTCATTCTAAATAATAAATCTTCTTGATTGCCATCTTGATCAGTTGAATATGAATTTATATTATTTACATAATCTTCAAAAGTTGCATCGGAAACGACATTTTGAAAAATTTCTAGTTTATCAAAGGAGCCGACAAGAGGAGTTGAATTATGAGGTAGGAACCAGCCACCAATGACTATTCTCGTAGTTGGGAGTCCGTCAAAATTAATCATATGTTATTATGTGTGAATTGCACCATCATACATTATAAATATAAGAAATTATTACAATGGAGGCATCAATTAAAATTCATTAATCCAACTGGAAATCTTTCTATGGGTCTTCTTCCCAAATGAGAAACTAATTCCGTAGGACTTTCATCGGGACACCATCCATTAACATCACTCATATTGTAGGCTTTTAAATTTAATCTTATAATAGATTTAGCCAACTCAATGTCTTGGTAAATACAATATCCAGTATACAATGAATCATTTAAAATTTTTTGAACTGATTCTCTCGTATAAAATTGGTATGCTCCAAACCAAACCCAATCCATATTAGATTTTCTAAAATCCCCGGCAATATCACAATCATTAGGTATAGTTGGAAGACTTTGTATCTTAGTATCAGGATCAATCTTTATTAAACTATCATAATCAGATTCTTCTAAAAATTTACGAAGAAATCTTTTGGTCCATTCGACAGTTGATTTATCCGAATTATCAACTTTCCAAACATTACCAAACGGTATATCCATGTCGGTAACAATTCGGAAGTTATCTCCAAATCTATCATTAAATGATTTTACGGAATCTATTTCAGATTCCCTCGACAATGTTGTTACGATTAAGGTATTCATTATGCAGTGAAGTTTAATATAAATGGAAGAGAATATCCTACCGCATATATTGAAATAGTCCCCGGTTGCCCAAATGATAATCCAGTAAATCTTACTGACTTCTGAGAGTAATAAGTAGAAAGAGTAAATGGAAATCCTCCCGCAACTGATAATGAAGCTCCGCCAGTTATTGTAATATTACTTATCGTTATTGGATCGTATGTCGTGTTCAGTATATAAAATGCGTCTTGCCCATAAAAAGGACTTGTAACAGGAGATACTGAGTCATAAACATACTGACATACAAGCATTATCGGTGGATAAGTGAATAGTGCTGTTAATGTTGGGGGGGGCGTATAATAATTCACATAACTGGCACTAATATTTAACAACTCATCGCCCGAATTATTTCTTTTAACTACTAAATCATATTGTCTCGGCAAGTTATTAAGACTCCCCGTGAAATTAGGAATGTCAAAATTCGGATCTATTCCATTTTTCCTTATCAATACACTATATATATTACCATCAAATAATGAGAATTCTGGACTTTCAAGTTTAAATGTCTCTTGTCCTTTATATCCCAGTCTAAAATATAATGTGCCGGAATTTGAACTATCCGTTCTTGTAAACCCAACTGCCCAATCACCCGATCCTGATATACTTGAGGATGTTGGATAACCAGACCCAGATTGATTTATCGCTCCAAATAATATATTATCATCTCCCTTAGAATAATAGTTGGGATTATTAAATCTAACTTTAAACATATAAGATGCGGCACCATTTATCCCATCCAAAGTAAACATATCATGGGGTGCCGAATTATCCCAAGTATACAGATAAGCCCGCTCATAAAAATCACAACTTCCCGTTGAAGAGTGGTTATATCCACCATACTCTTTAATATTAAGTAAAGATTGGGGAATTCCATAACAAGCCAATAACAAATCAACGGACTGTTGAGTCCCCTTTGTTTTATAAATCAACGGCAGATTCTTTAATATCCTGTTTTCAATAATTTTAATTCGGTCATCCGAACTTATTGCTGAATTTGAGTTGGTGAGATTATAATTTAATATATTATCTTCTGATAAAATATCCGTGATGTCCCATCCCATTTCTTCTAAGATAGCACTGACCATTTTATTCGATAACATCTTATCCACCGAATTTCCTATCATCTTCGCCGATGGTAAATTAGAAATGTATATGTAAATGTTATCAAAGAAATGTCCAATCATCGATAAGAATATTATATAATCGTCATTGTTAGTATCTTCTAAAATATATTTCGGAGTATTCTTTATAAGACTATCTCGATTTTGAATATCATATTCCGAAGCCGAACTTTCTAAATCTTGAATGGCTGATACGTTAATAAAATTTCCATTAAGAGTATCGTAAATTCCCGAATCAAATAGATATGATTCATATCCATCGAAAGAATCCACAATACTATCTAATTTACAATTTAAAGTCGCTAATTCATTAATATAGAATGGATAAGCCGTATTATTTAATGTTATATAATCTTGATTCTTTACATTTAATAAATCAATAGTTGAATTTAAAGTGTCTAATTGTATTTTTTTATTTTTAAATATTTTTAGACGAACTTCTGCCGATGAAAATATTATGAATTTTGTAAAATCGGTATAATCAATAGTCAGTTCTTTTATTTTTTTACTAATACTTATATTTCTATTATCAGTGATACTTGGATTTATATCGTTAATGGAATATTTAGTATTTGCCGCTGGTGTCAACGCATTTTTATCTTTCAATGAGAAGTCTGGCCCCCTTATAACATACGTCTGAATAATATTCGTCTCATTAATCGAAACGTTTAATACAATGGGGCTGAGGGATATGTTTGATATCCAACACGTATCTCCGACCGATATATTTGATGGTAGTGTTTCTTTTAATTTGATTATTAAACTTACGCTTCCATCTGCTTCGTTAAATGCTCCCGTATTTAATATGGTATATAGTTGATTCTGCCCAAAATTTAATCCATTTTTTAACGGAGAGTTGTAAATATTATTATATGAATCCGATAAATTGTCAGTTATATTCTGGTAATAATAGGCAACTATAAAATCATATATGAATGTCTTAATGCTATTATAGTATACATTCCCCATATTATCTGATATACGAGATATCTTAGAATCTATAACCGAATTTACGAATTGCGTAAAAGCGGAATCGAGATCACCAAATGTAATGGACGATTCTAAATTATCCATCATATAGTTGAAAAAATATGATTTTATTCCTTGAGTTCGAGTAGTATTTCCGTAATTATTAATACTTGAATATGAATAGACATCTTCATACATGTTTATTATATAATTGATTACGTCTGATTCTGTTTTTAGTGACAATACATTCTGCATCACTGCGATGGATGACGTATAATTCAATTTCATATTGTTATAAATTGAATTCGCCGGGAATGAAACTAATTGATTGATATATACCTGATATATGTCGGATATTAGAACTTGATTTGAGCAATAACTTGTAAATTGTTGGGTTATATCGCCTTGAGGCAGTAATTTAATCTCGGTTCTGCTAGGAGATATCTCCTTTATCACTAATGGTGCGTTTTGATCACCTACTATATTTCTCACCATGTTATATGTTAAGAAATAACTCCCCGTATTATAATATCCTATAACATTTAAATCATTAATTGGGTTTATAAGAATGTCAGAATTATTATATATTATAAACCCGTTATTTGGCATTACCGTTGAAAATCCAGACGGCGAGTTTAACGAGTTTAAATATGAGTTGGAAGATGTTACATTGATAGATCCCGTAATAACGCCCCAGCCAATCAGCGTCTGGTCTAAGTCCCATATCCCCAACTCAACTATATCAAAATTCGATGTTCCATACCATATATTAGAATTGTCCGACGAAAAATTAAGCAGGGTATCATCGGCGTCAGATAAATATGACCCACTATTAACTGGCGAAGTCATACTTGAGGTTGATTGATATGATACGAATTGCATATTATGTTAGTGGATTATATGGGAATGTAGAACTAAAATCAGCAGAAGATGTCCCTTGATTATTAGCAATCCGAAGACTAATTATAGTCTGTTGGGCGGCTAACACTTCTGCTGACGATGTGTTGTCTTGTAGTAAATTAGTAAGGCTCGTCAATTGTGTTTGTAAATTACTATTATCCATTAATGATTGTGATAATTGAGTCGTCACGTCTTCAAGTGAACTTGTTGTGATAGTTAATATCGGAGATATAAACTCAGTAAAAGCGATAGGATAAAAACTATTAAGTTTAATTACGTCGTAATTATCATTATTAAGTGGAATTGATATATAATTTTGATTAAAATTGGAAGATCCAGTATTGATTAATAAATTATCACCACCATCAATTTGATAGGTATAGTTTCCAGTTTTCTGGAAATTCACAATCTCTGTAGAAAAATCCATATTATCGAACAATTTTAAATTTTTTGCCGGTGTCTAGAGTATAAGTATCGGAGTTATTTACTATTTTAATTAATAGTTGATATTCTCTTTCGGGAAACAAACAATTAGTATCCAATTCAAAATAATTTCCGAGGGGATACTCGCAATTTATTTGGGTATATTCATCAAAATCAATAACCATTTCGTTTGTTATATTATCTCGTATTCCATAATATGAACTTGTCGGAAGATATTGTGATAATGTATATTGGTCAAACTGATATCCCACGTTAAAATTTTTAATTGGGTATTTTTCGGCGGATGATATATAAATTCTAATTACGTTTCCACGTTGATAATTGTAGTTTAAATCTTTGACATTTACAGTGAATGGTATTGATGTGTTGGTTGGATATATAGTATGGGTAATATATTCCACACTTGACGTATACGACATACTTGATGTATAGATACTTCCACTCAATTGAAGGTTTAACGTTCCTCCGATGAGATCACCATCCGTGAGTTGACCGGTAAATGTAGCATTGTTATCTCCTAATATATTATAAATTCCGAGAACACTTCCACTAACATATTCTCCTGCTATATATGTCCGTGCATATGGATCAATTCCGGTGGAAAGTTGAATATATATTTGTTCGCCTAAAATAGCATCTTGATTCCAAGAACCAGTCAGACAAGCATTCTCGAATTTATGGTCTACATAATATGCTAGAAATACACTTCCACTGAATATGCCGGAAGTAAACATAGCAGTAGCGAGATGCGTATAAAATGAATTTCCACACGGAGCTGATACATATGATTGCGTAATAGTAACAAGACCACTAACCGCCCCATTTACAGTATCTCCGAAAATATTACCTGACAATCCAGTCCCATCTACGAATCCGTTAAATGCATTATTAGTTGAATCCAGATAATATCCAGAACCAGTTCCATTGAGAAATACGGCAGAACTTGTTAATTGCCCCGTAAATAATCCCAAACTAATTGGTGTAGTTACATTGCCGATTATAATCCCACTAATCGAACTACCAGATATGCTACCGCTAGTAATTTCAGTTTGAGTGCCGTCAATACTGCCAGTAAAATATGAGGCAGAGAATATTCCACTTCCACTAATAGTCCCGTTAACATATGATGCTGAATTATAGAAAGACCCAGTGAAACTTCCAGTATATTGTGACGTTACTTGATTTCCGTGTTTTATAGATGGGTTATGTCCATGTGGTCTATATCCATGTAAAGTTCTCGGGGTTGGTCCCCACCCAACCACATCATAATAACCAGCCGAACCATACCAACCATCAAATTGAAACCACCCCATCGAATTAACCCATGCCGGATCATTGTCATCCCAAGTTCCACCCGACACTCCCCACCCAGAATCAATATCATCTCCCGCATCTATATTGTCATCATCAAATCCTTCATATCCATAGTCATAATCATTGTAAGCGTATATTTTTTTATATGCATTCCACATATTATGGACTGGTGTATTATCTGAAATAGATAGATCAAATATTTGACCACTGGCAGTAATGTAATTCGGAGTAATTATAATATATGCACTTCCCGAAAAACTTCCACTAATTCCACAATCAACAACGAATGAAGACCCGCTCTGAACGGAGGCCGAGATACTAGCGGGCATAGTAGAAATAGTAGCACTACTCGTTTCTGCACTCCCCGTTATAAATGAGAAAGAATTCCACCCCATATCCAAATGAGGAGAATAAATAGTATTTGTATTTTCACTGAAATATGATATTGAATACGGCAGATCAGTTACTTCTGATGACGCTATTAATATAATTCCCGCATTTGGAACTTCTCCAGACATCCACGAAGTTACAATTGGAGTAATATTCATTTTTAAATCGGAAGTCCGACAACCAAAACTCTGAGAACATATACTGGAAGAATACCACGTCCCTCCCCCATCGACTGAGGCAGAATCGGTTAACGATATGTTAGAATGAATTGCTGATGGGGGTGTGGCCGTCCAGTTTGAAACTCCATCTCTTGTTTGCCACGAAACTCCATCGACTGACCCACCATCTGATAAGTATCCAGTTCCCCCATTCCAACTTTGACTTACGGCGAATGCATATATAGTATAATCCAATGGCAATTCCAATTCCTCACATACTTTTAAATTGAGATAGAATGAAGCGGATGATATGTTATTAGTTACTAGTGAGTGAGAAACTTCACGCATATCAAACTTAATAAGAGATCGCCAAACAGTTAAATCATTGACAACTATTGTAGATGGATAATTTATAAGACCATTACCCGTTAATATTCCGACAACACTTCCCCCCAAACTTGAAATTGAACCTGAGAATGATGAGTTATAATCATAAACATTTATGGATGAACTTATTATACCACTGAAGGAACTTGTTATTATACTACCACTGAATATTACTATTGGTTCATTATTAATTGATCCACTAAAATAAGAAACGTCCATACTAGCACTAATCCCGGACGAATTTCCATAAAAGAAATCGGATTGCCCTATAAATGAACCACTCACAGTTCCGGAAAATTCACCAATATCGATATTGACAATAGCGTCACTATAACTTTGGCTGGTAAATGGACTTACAATTGACGAATATCCACCAACAGTTCCTATTTTTAGAATTTCAGTCAGTCCGAAGTTTTTATTCTCATATCCCCCGTCATTTGTGATAAAAGTATCTGCTATCGGAAAAAAATATTTATGCATATATGATAATAAATATAGATTTATTTGTAATAACTGAAACTATTATCTGTCAAACGACTGAAATTGTTATATCAGATGTCGGATATTTTACTTCCCAGACAGCCGGATCAATGCTGGAATATATGATGTTATCTTTAGTTGCCGATGATATATCATATTCGACTGGAGAATATAAGCCGTCTTTTATCGTTTTGTTATAAATATCAATAGACGATATAGACTGGACGCCTACTACACTAGCAATGGCAAGTTGCAACACCGATATATTAATGGGCTGTGAGAATGACCAATTATCAATATTAAAAAATGAAGTCACAGCATTTAAACAATCTAATATAACATCTTGTTTGTTATAGCCATTAAAAATTGATATGGATACATCAACTCCAATATTAATTATATATCCATCAATCACATTGATTTCATCCGTTAACATTCTATATTGTGATAAATATGTCATTAAATTATATATTGTGGCCGGATTCGTAGGAGTTAAATTTTTGTTGGCGTCATAAGATAACACATATACATTTATAGCAAATGGATTTGTGTTGGTCGTTGAAAATTGCCGGGACAATGAATCGGGTATATTTACAATATTGTCAGATGATATATTTCCGGTTGATATTGTATAATTATTATTTAGACTTGAGTTTGATATGACAATTGCTTTTGAAATTGATCCGAATTTTGGCGGCAGAGCATATATCCGTGATAAATAATCGGATGTAGTAATCGTGCGATTTTGCCCGCCGAACGCAGCAGCAGCGTTCATTCGAACCTCATCGTTAGTTTCAACGTCATTACCCCCAACGCATGGAGAAGAATTATATACTTTCAATGAATTTTTGACGGTATTCATTAAATCAGACTGGGCAGGAGTAAGTCCTCCGATAGATGTTCCATAATTAACGCTTATAACATTTGTTATTTCTCCCACTTGACAGTTCGAGGATAGCCCACCACCAACCAAATATCGAACAGTTAAAGTAGTATTTGCGGGCGATATCCCATAATTATCATTATTTAAAAACGACGATGGATCGATGGGGATGTTTATAGATGATATATTTCTAAGACCATTACCAATTAAATTGGAATCCAAATTTACTAACTCATCCCCAACGGCATTTGTGCCAGAACCAAACGTTAATGTTGTAATGTTATTTTCATCAACAGACGTTACAAATTTTTTTGATGTTGATATATATTCTAATATATAAGGAACGCTGTCTCTATATTGTGAATAACTATTTTGTTGATTATTATTTACTGCTACGGGTATTAATTCCTGTGCCATATAATCAGCCTCATACCACTGATTATTATCTGAATCATACATATCAATTATTTCTAATACATTGTCTTCGCCCAGCGTGAATGAAAAATTTGAAGTTTGTCCCTGAACATTTACCTGCTTCGTATAAATCTGACCACCTATTACATTTCCTGATTTTTGTAAAAGAAAAAACTGGGGAGTTCCATCCTGATTTCTAGAATATACCGTTTGAGTTAATGGCGAATTTACAGTATCGATTGAGAAATCTACTTCTTCTGTTAATGTAAAAAATGTATTGTTATTACTGGAAAATTGAGAATTTTCTCCTATTTGTAATAAATAAGTAGGATCTGGTGAATAATTTCCAAGCGCATCGCTTATTGGGGGACATAATTGATAAATATCAATTGTCCCGACAGAAGTTCTGGATGCTTTAACCTTATATCCTAAATATGATGCCAAATTTATGATATTCTTTCGTTCTTGGGCAGTTGATAATAGCCCTTCCTTAAACATATAATCGGTATAAAACCCAAGCACATCACCAACATATGCCGCTTGTTGAATAAACATCATTCCGGGTGACGACGGACTGAAATCTTTATATGTTTGAGGATAATATGTCTTAGTAAACGATATGAGAGCATCTCTCATCTGAGAAAAATCACGATTTAAATATCTAACAT